GACACCTGCGCCCTGAGTGACGCGGAGTATACCGCCATCATCAAGGCGACGCCCAGGTGGAAAAAGGCCAAGCTGCGCTGCATCGAGAGCATCCTTTTCCGGTTTTCGTATGAGGTGGACACCCGCGTCGGCGCGTTGTCGTTGTCGCTCAGCCAACGCCTGGAGGCGTGGCAGAAATTGAGGGACGACCTCAAGGCGGAGGTCGAGACGGCGGCGCCCATCGCAAGCCCGCAGGCCATCGGCGGCGCCCATTATTTCCAATCGGGCATGATGGAGAACCGCCGGGCAGGCGGAACGGAGGGAGGCGTGGGCTGTGTACCTCCGAACCGGTAACCTGGTCAAGGATTTCGTGATCGAGCCGTTGGTCAGAACCGTCAACACCAAGGGCCGGGCCACGACGACCTACGACACCGAATCCAGGAAAATCCTGCGGGGCGTGATCGCGGACGCAGACGCCAACGAGGTCGCCCGGTACAGCCAGACCGAGCACCCCTGCACACACCAGATCGTGCAGAGAGGCGGAGAAAAGGCCAAGCCGGGCGACCGTCTCGTCCGTGACCATTCCCATTATTACATCAACGGCGTGGACAACGTGGGCGCCCTGGGCATCGCCACGATCTATTATGTCGAGGAAAGGACAGACCTGGACAATGGAAGTCAGTTTTAAGCAGGTACACCAAAAGGTGCTCCAACAGGTGGAGGAACAGAACAAAAGCCGCACAGTCAGGGCGGCCAACGTCATCAAACTGCATTCCAACAAAGTCCTTTCCAACGCAGCCGGCAGAACCGGAAAGGTGTATCGAAGGAGCGTAGGAAGCAGCAAGACCTACACCGCATCGGCGCCCGGAGAGCCCCCGGCCCTCCGCAGCGGCGACCTGCGGCGGAGTTGGAGACCGCTGCCCGTGGCGGAAATGACCGGGTCGGACAAGGTCTACACCCCCGGCATCCACACAGACATCGAATACGCCCCCCTGCTGCAGAACGGCACCGGCAAAATGGCCGCCCGGCCATTCGAGGAGCCCATCAAAAAGGACGCCTGGCCGGAGGTCAAGGCCATCTACGAACAGCCGTATTTTTAACGGGAAAGGAGGGAAAAGCCAATGGAGCTTGTCATCACATCAGGGGCCCCGGCGTTCAACACCGAGGCCATCACCAAGGGCGACCTGATCCGGGCGCAGTATTCCGCATGGGATGAAGCGCGAAACGGCCAGGTCGTGAGCGTGACCGCGGAGGAAATCCGGGTCATTTGGCAGCCCGGCATCCGCAACGTGACCAACTATTTCGCCATTTACGCGGAGGAGGCCGCAGCGGGCCTGTGGAGCGTGAAATGGACGCCCGACATGGAGACCGTCCACACCTACGAACCGCCCGCAGAGGACGCCACAGACGGCGACAGCGGCATCGAAGCATGAAGCTGGAGGAATTGATCTACCGCCGAATTTCCGGCGCAGAATATGGCAGCCCAGGGCTGGCCTCCTTTGAGGGAGTGCCGGCCATTTTTTTCGGCCCGTGCCCGGAGGACACGGACAGGGGCTGGGGCGACGGCCGGCAATACCCACGCATCAGCTACGGCCTGGATCTGCGGGGAGACCCGGAGCGACAGACCGCCGGCACATTGTACGTTGACGTGTGGTGTACCGCGGACGGCCCGGCCCCGGAGGACATCGAGCCGATCCTGCGGCGGGTCATCTGCGGCGTCATCATGGCGCCGGACGATGACAACCCGTGCAGTTTTTCCTGGCAAGCGTCGCAGACCTTCCAGAGCAACCTTCAAACCAAGACCGACAAGGTCATCGGCGTCACCGTCACCTTCGACATGTACGCCTTCCCCGAACAGATCACCAGTGACCCCGACCCCGTGCTGGCCATGATGAAATTCATGCGGGAGGAATACCCGGAGATCACCGTCATCGGCCAGAAAACCCTACCGGATTTCACGGAACCGAGCGCAGAGCACCCGGCGGTTTATTTCCGGCTGGACAATTACGAATTGGGCCAGGAAACCCACACGGTCGCATGGCTGGACGGCGTGGTCGTCGGCCATATTTTCGCCCCCGAGGCAAGCGACCGGCAAAAATGGGTCAGGGCCATCACAGACTGCCTGGCGTGCCGGGGTGAAGTCATTATGTTGGACACGTCGCCCATGTTCCTGCGGCGGGTCGCAGCAGACGGCAAACTCGACCCGCTGGCGTCCGGTCAAATACGGTTGAAGGTCACCTGGGGGATTTTGAAGAAGCGGAAATATTCCCACGGGATCAACAACATCCACACCAGTTAGGAGGTCATCATCATGGCAAAAGAAACCACAAAGCCGGCGGCGGCCCCGAAATACACGGCGGCAGAGCTGGCGAAAGCGGCGAAAAAGGTTTTTAAGACCTCGCCGGACATCGTCACAGCCGCGCTCCGCATGGCAGGCGTCACCAGCGCCACCGTGGCGGAGGCGGAGGACATCATCAAGAAATACGCAAATAAGGAGGTCAAATAATGGCTGGCACCTTTATCGTGGGCGAGACCAAAATCCGCCCGGGCGTTTATCAGCGCCGCTACAAAGAGGGCGCGGTCACGGCCGGAGCCCGCAACGGCATCGGCCTGGGTATCATCCGGGCGAATTGGGGCCCCCTCAATACCGTCGTGGACTTCACCCCCGACACCAGCGTCTCCAAGATTTTCGGTAGCGGAAACACCGAGGATCTGATCACCGAAATGTTCACCGGCGGCCTGACCAGCGGCCACTTCGTCCGCATCGGCACCGGCGGCACCGCCCCGGTCATCACCCTGCAGGACGACGCCGGCGCGGACGTTCTCACCATCACCGGCGCCTATGTGGGCGACCGGGCCTTCACGGTCAGCATCCGGGACAACCTGGCAGGCGCGGGCCGTGAGTGCATTTTTTACGAGGGCACCACCGAGTTTTGCAAGTTCAGCTTTTCCGACGAAGGGAACCAGGTGGACAACCTGGTCGCAGCCATCAAGGAGGACAGCAAGGACTTCATCCCGACGAAGCTGTCGGACGGCAGCGGCGTCATGGGTAGTTGCACCCAGACGGCCATGACCCCCGGCACCCAGCCCACCACGACCACCACGGAGTACAGCGCGGGCCTGGAAGCCCTTTATTGCACGTTCGGCAACTGCCTTTGTGTGGACACCGAGGACGTGGCCGTCCACGCGTTGGTGCAGGCGTTCATCGACCGCATCTACGCCAACGGTTACTACGCCATCGCGTGCCTGGCGGAGACCAAGAGCGTCGCGCTGGACACCCGCATGACCCACGCGGCCGCGTACAACGACGAAAAGATTGTTTACGTGCTCAATTCCGCGGAGAGCTCCGCCGGCGTCATTTATGACGGCTGGCGCAACGCCGCCCGCATCGGCGGCATGATCGCGTCCGTGGCGACTAACCAGTCGTTGACCCATTCCGTCATTTCCGGGTATGCGGGCCTCCATGAGACCCTGACGCCCAGCGAGATCGAAACGGCATTGCAGCGCGGCTGCCTGGTTTTGACCACCAATTCCTCCGGCCAGGTTTGGATCGAGCAAGGCATCAACACCCTGGTCACGTGCGACGGCAATTTGGACGAAGGCTGGAAGAAGATCAGACGCGTCAAGACCCGTTTCGAGTTGCAGCAGCGGGTCGCGGACAGTTTGGACGTGCTGATCGGCAACATCAACAACGACGCCGACGGCCGTGCCACCATCATCGCCACCATCAAGGGCATTATTTCCCGCATGGTGGGCGAAAAGAAGCTGATCCAGGGCGACGCCTACGAGGACGAAACCAACCCGGCCCAGGGCGACAGCGCTTGGTTTATCATCGAGGTTGACGACATCGACAGCATCGAGAAGATTTACCTGGCCTATCGTTTCCGGTACGCCGCGGAGTAAGGAAGGAGGAATAGAGCATGTATAACAACAGAGGCCCCCAGGACACCCGCTACGCCCTGACGGGCAAGGACGGCGTCATTTACGACGGCGACGGCAAAATGCTGGCCACCGTGGAGAGCTACCAGGCCCAGGTCAACGTCACCAATTCCACCTACCAGCCCCTGGGCGACGCCCAAGAGCACAGCGTCCTTCAGTCGTACAAGGTCAGTTTGACCATGTCCCAGATCGTCGTCGAGGATGACGACCTGATCTCCGACGTGTTCGACATGATGAGCACCGGCCAGCAGCCCGACTGGACATTCCAGGGCGTCCTGTATGGCCGAAACGGCTCCGAACAGCGCATGAATTACCGGGGCGTCGTGCCTGACGGAAACATTGACTTGCAGAACGTGAGCATCGGCGACATCATCAAGCGCGCCTGGAACATGGCCGTCAACGATCCCCCCGAGCTCCAGAGCCTGCTGCAGTTGACCGCGTAAGGCGGAGCGAACAAACCAACGACCGGGGCCGCGCCGCATGACGCGGCCCCATCAAGATTATGGAGGTAAATATGAGCGCAAAAGTTACAGCCGGGCTGGCACCCATGGACGACGAAAACGAGGGCGTTGTCGAGCTCAACGAGGAGGAGGCCAAGGCGGCCACCCGCGCCAATGAGGACAACCTGCTGGACGGCCTCCTGGCCGCAGCCAATTACAAGGACGACGACGACGAAACCGTCGAGATCGTCATTAGTCGGAAAGGCAAAGACCTGTTTTCCTTCCACATCCACCCCCTTAGTGAGGAGGATTTCAACCGGTGCAGAAAACGCTGCACCAAGTACGCCAAGAACCGGGCCCAGGGCGGCGTCCGCATCCCCGAGGAAGTGGACACCGTGCGCTACCGTTGCATGTTGATCTACGAGGCCACCGTGGCGGAGGATCGGGCCAAGGTTTGGGACAACAAAAAGTTGTGGAAGGCCAAAGACCTGGCCACCGGCATCGAGGCCGTGGACATCCTGCTGAAAGCCGGCGAAAAGAACGCCGTGTGTGAGAAGCTGGACACCATCAGCGGATACGAGATGACCGAGGAGGAAGTCGCAAAAAACTGATAAAGGCGGGAGGTCGGGCGACGTTATTACACCAGATTTTCCAGCGTACCGGCGTTATGCCGGACGTGATCTGGAACGCGCCGCACGGCGTTCGGGCATTTTGCCTCGCCTCCATGATGGTCACGTTGGAAAACGAGAAAAACCCAAAGGGAGGGGGGGATTAAATGGCAGCTGAGACCTTCCGCATCACCGAGGAGTTGACCGTCGAGGACAAGACCGGAACCGGGCTGGCATCAGCCCAGAAAAAGGTCAGCGCATTCGACGAAACGATCCAGCAGACCCAAAGCCGGCTGACGAAGTTGACCGGCTCCAAATGGAGCATGACGCTGAACGCGGTGGACAAGGCGACCAGCGTGATCTCCACCGTCGAAAGCAAAATTTCCGGGGCCATCGGGAAAGCGTGGAACTTCACCGTGGGCGTCATCGACAAGGCGACGGCGCCATTGCAAAGCATATTCAACCTGCTGAAAAACCCGTTATTGACGGCGGGCGCCGTGCTGGGCATCAGCATCAGCGTATCGGACAGCATTTCCACCTTCAGCGAGTTTGAAAGCACCATGTCGCAGGTCAAGGCAATCTCCGGAGCAACGGCCGACGAAATGGAGGAGTTGACAGCCCTGGCGGAAGAAATGGGGTCAACCACAAAATTCACGGCCACCGAATCAGCGGAGGCCCTGACCTACATGGCAATGGCCGGTTGGAAAACCGAGGACATGATGACGTCATTGTCGGGCGTTATGAACCTGGCGGCGGCATCCGGTGAGGATCTGGCCACCGTTTCCGACATCGTCACCGACGCCATGACGGCCTTCGGCCTGGCGGCCAACGGGTACACGGCCGACGGCGTCGCCAACGCCACCCATTTCTCCGACGTCCTGGCCACGGCGGCGTCCAATTCCAACACCACCGTTTCCGGCATGGGTGAGACATTCAAGTATGTCGGCTCCATGGCCGGCGCGTTGTCGTATGACATCGAGGACGTGGCCCTGGCCACCGGCCTCATGGCAAACCAGGGCATCAAGGGCACCATGGCAGGCACCGCCCTCAACAGCATTTTGACCCGTTTGTCCACCAACACCAGCGGAGCGGCGGACGCCATCTCCGCGTTGGGCGTGGAGTTTTACAACGCCGACGGCAGCGCCCGGAACCTGGGCGACGTCATGGGCGAATTGCGAAAGGCCACCGCGAATATGTCCGCGGCCGAAAAATCCGAACTGGCGAACACCGTGGCCGGCACGGAGGCCCAGAAGGGCCTGCTGGCCATTTTGAACACGTCCGAGGAGGATTACAACAGCCTGGCCGACGCCATCTACAACGCAGACGGAGCGGCCCAGGATATGGCCGACACCATGCAGGACAATTTGAGCGGGTCGTTGACCCTCCTGCAATCCGCGGTTGACGGCGCCAAAATCTCGCTGGGGTCGCGGTTATCGCCGTATGTCCGGCAGTTTGCCGACTGGCTCACGACCAAAATGCCGGCCGTGGAGGAAGCCATCAACAGCGTCATGGACAGTGTGGACGGCAAGATCGAGGAATTAAAGGGCACCATCGCGGAGTTTACCGCCTCTGACGAATGGGCCAACGCGGACGTGTGGGGAAAAATCTCCATCGCGTGGGACAAGATCGTGGCGGAGCCGTTCTCCGCATGGTGGGACAGCACGGGCAAGCCGTGGCTCACCGAAAAAGTCGCCGGGTTTGGTGAATCGCTTGGCAGCGGCATCACATCCGGCCTCCTGGCCATCCTGGGCTTCGACGCATCGGGCGCAGTTGAGGACGGCAAGAGCATCGGATCAAGTTTTATCGAGGGCTTCAAAGAAGGGTTTGACACCGACACCATCTCGGAGGCGCTCACAGATTGGGCCAACGACCACAAGGGCGTCGTGGCCGCGGCCGGTTTGATCGCCGGCGGCAAGCTGCTGGGGGGAATATCCAAGGCATTCCAGACCGGCAAGAACATCGTCGGCGGCATTTCCAGCCTGTTCGGCGGAGGCAGCGGAACGTCGGGCAGCACCATCGGCACCTACACCACCAGCACCATGACGGTCACGGCCGGCACGGTCATCGTGAACGGGTCGGGGGTCAGCCAGGCGGCCAGCGCGGCCAAGAACGTCGTCACAGCGGCCACAGGCAGCGGGACGGCGGCCCTTCCGGCAGCAAGCAGCACATTGAGCCTGCCGGGAGCAACCACCACAGCCGCCGCAGGCGGCCTGACATCGGCGGGCAGCTGGCTCAGCAAGATATTGACCGCCGGGTCGAAATCCAGCGTTGTCGGCGCAGACGGCACCCTCCTGGCCGTACAGGGCGGGGTCGGCGGCACGTTGGGAAGTATCGGCGGGGCCCTGGGAACGGGCGCCACGACCGCGGCAGGGGCCGCAGCGGCCGGCGTAGCCGGAAGCGCGGGCATCCTGGGCGGCATCGCGGGCCTGATCAGCGCAGGAAAGAACATTTTCCAGGGCGTCCAAAAGAGCAAAGAGGGCGACAGCAAGGGCGCAAAAGACGAATATGTCACCGCGGGCACAAAGGCCGGTATGGTCGCCACGGGTGCAGGCGTCGGCGCGGCCATCGGCTCTGTCGTCCCGGTCATCGGCACAGGCGTCGGCGCAGCGGTCGGCGCAGGCGTCGGCGGCGTGGCCGCCCTGTTGGGCGGCAGCAAGGCCGGCAAGGCCATCAGCGACAGCACCGACGAAGGGGGCGCCCTGAACAAGGTGGGCGAAACCATCGGCGGATTTTTCACGGAGACGCTGCCTAATTTCGTCACGGAGACCATCCCGGAGGCGGCGGCC